CTCGCCCCTGCTGAACCCGCCATACAACAATCTATCCAGTTGTGGCCAACCTGTTGACACTTGTCCGCCTGAGTTGAAATACTTGTTGATACGTTCGGCAGGATCTGCAAAGTAGTCTGTGCCTAGGTCTTTTTGCAAACTGATCTGCACAGCATCTTTGATCAGTTTTTCCACAGGATTAAAGTCGCCATTCTCAATCAAGTCTGCGGCTTTGAGAATTGCACGTTCTAGTTCTTTTTGCTTGGTAAAGTTTTCAAACTCTTCCAAGAACCAGCTGGTATGCCCTTCGTTTAGATCTGGCACTGGTCTCAGTTCCACACCTGTTGTGGCACGTATTTGATCTAGGTTGGGTAGAGTCTTGTGTTTTTCGCTGTGCTCTTTGATAAATTTTGCCACAGATCTCAAACTGCGATCAAAGTTCTCTTCGTTGTAGATGTTCTGCACACGCACATAGCTACCTGCGTCATGCAACATCATTTCTAAAAAGAGTTTTTGCAAGTCTGGGTTATAGTCTTTTGTCATAGCTTATTATATAGTGTTTTGCTCTTGAGCTCAATCTTTAAGGCACTCGTCTCACGAGCATCAAGTATGCTTTTGAGAACAAATAAAGGTCCAAGGTGTTCCACAGCAGAAGCTGTATCTTTGTATTGTTCACTCCACACAGGAAAGCTCACTGTCCATCCATACTCTAAGGCCGCATCAATCAAACTACGACCTGGCCAGGCTTTTTTTCCTGTGCGTTCGTTTATGTGTACATCAAAGTCAGGCACTATTATAACTTCTCTACCCAGGCTTTCAATTATGTCTGCTTGTGTGTCATTTATTTCGTTGCTGAGTATGGCCACACCATCCACGCTCATGGCATCAAATGGGCCTTCTACCACAATAACAAACTGCGAAGTTGGCAACTGTTTGTCAACGTTGAACACAAAGTTTGGTTCGTGGCTGTTGTGATACTTGGGCTTTATTCCGTCTACCAGTGCTCTAGCAGTATATCCAATGATTTGATGTTTCCAGGTAAACGGAATTATCACACGTCGATCTAGATTGTAACTGGACTCATCAGTTATGTAAAAGTCATATTTGTCTCTGTCAATCCTGCGACTATAAACATACTCTACTGCATTGACCAGTTGATCAGGTACGACATAATCGTCATTGGTCAAACGTAACATAGTGGCCCACTCGCTAAAGCTGGCGCTGTTGTCTGGCAAGGGTCTAGGTTTGAATGTTATTTCAACTTCGGGCACCGGCACACGTTCAGCAACTGGTACCATTTCTTTGATACGCAGGGCTTCCATGACCAGTCGCTGTACAGTATTGTCATCTGCACCCAACCATTTCAACAACTTACGGAATTTGAATCCCATTGGGCGGCCAGGATAGAAGCCTGTTTTGAATCCGCAATTGAAACAGTGATAGCTGACAGATCCATCTGTGTTTGGCCTAACACCACCACGCCGGCGAGTATCAGCACTTTCGCCGTTGTGTGAGCAACAAACCGCATTGAAGCTGATCCAGTCGTTGGATCTTTTGCGCCGGGCTGGCAGTAGTTGCAGTAGTTCTTGTTGTACTAAATCATACATCATGCAAGTGTAACATCATTGCAAAGAATAATCAAGCCTGATGGCCGATTGGTAAATAATTTGGAGACTAAAATCGGACTATACGTGGACGACATTCTAAAAGAATTCATTAAAAAATACCCCTTTCTAAGCTACGTGGCTTATGGCGGAAACGAATATATTGGCATTGTACAGAATGTTGACGATATCCTAACCACCGTATATGACTACGGCACTTTACGAACAGAAGCTGAAAAAATAAGTTTCCTAGCACTTGGCGAGACCTGGTGGTGGGAAAGTAATCGCACTATTCCAATCAATGTATTTTTGAGAGCTGACTGGCAACCTTTCCGCTACAGCCTTAAAACTATGAATAGTCGTGACGTGGAAATTAGACTTGGACCTTATGTGAGCCTCAAAGAAATTGCGGCCAAGAAAACCAAACGTCGATCCATTGTTTTAGTTCGCAAAACTGATTAGATTCATATTTACTACAACCAATTGAGCGTATGCTACAGCATGGCTTTTTTTGAAGTAGTAGGAATCATCCTGTGGCTTTTCCCAAACTGTGGTAGCAATATCACGCCAGGCCTGACCTATCAGATGTCGTTTGGCGGGACGTATAACGCTGAGCAACATGGCCAGGCGTGGAATACTATCAACAGGCTCCGGCATTTTTTTCAAGGTGTTCCAGTGGTTGTTTACGTGTATTAGCTGTTCAAAGAACGCCTGATCTGTGTTGAAACGATGCCAATCAGGTGGTGCATTCATCAGTTCTACCAGATGTTCTTCATTGCGTATCTGCTGGTAAAGAGTAACATTCAAGAAATCCAACTTCAGGTATCCGCGGTTTTCTGCTGTTTCGTAATCGATGCTGGCAATGCCCAGCATTGGATCTACAGGTATAGACGTAACATATACACCTGTGTTGTGCGGCACTAGTTTTGTATCTTTTAACTGACTTGCAGGCACGTGTTTTACCAGTGCTAGAATCTTTTGCCTGTCAGCAAAGTCAATGTCAATGTCTGATTGAAATTTCATAGCCCTGCCTGCCCTAGCACATGCTTGCACCATTCGGTGTCAGCCACATAGTCTTTGAATTTCTTCTGCCAGAAGTCTGGATCAATCCACGTGATTAGTATGGCCACTTGGCCTTCATCCAACCCATCAAGAAATTCAACCCCAGTATCACAAGAGTATATAATCCAAGGACTAATCCTGCCGGTAACAATATGATGACAAACGCGATTAGCGTTAGCGTACCTGAAATAATCTCTGAAACCGTTTTTAAGATCAGGGTGTTCATCTGCGTAATTTTGCATCTCATTGAGCGCACGTTCAAGTGCATCTTGTGGAGATTCTTTCTTTAGATATTCATGCAACCACTCTTCGTAAAAGCTGTCCTTGCACCATTGATCTATCTTCTTGTTGTTCTTTAGTAGCCAATCAGTAAAGTGCTGGCTGTTGATTGCTCTAATACTTACCATGTACCGGCCAAACTTAACAAAGGCATTATAATACGGACTGGCAATAAAATCTTCGTAGCTTTTGAGTCGGGCACTACCTTGTGTGAGTTCGTAAAAACGCAAGTACGAACGAAGCCCTAGCTGTACCCCTGTTTCTTTTTCCTGTTGCCACCTGCGCTTTTGTTCGCAGAGATGCGCCGCAAGAGTACTCTCCTTGCGGAATTCTTTTTCACAATAACGACACTTAAAGGTCAGACTTGATTCGCTTGTCATCCCACCCTAGTTCCTTTGCCATGCGTTTGATATCTTCTTTGCTGTTGATGCTAGCAAGCAATTCAAGATCATCTCGCTTTAGATGTGGATATAACTGATTCAAAAACTTTAGATGTTTGTTTTCGTAGCCAGCATTCTTTTTCTTGTTTGGAATATACTGATGTTTGAATGTACCAATACCAGGGCTCACCGCTGTTGCACACAGCCATTGCAGTTTAGGATGCTTGCTGATGTCAAAGTAATTGGTGTTGAGATTCTCGTTGCAACTCATCACATAGTATGCCTGGATATTGCTAGGCCCTTGCACTTGACTGCTCCATCGCAACATCAGATACAAACTAAACTTCTTTTTTTCTTCGTCTGTGAGCTCATCATAGAACGCACGATTCTTGCGATCCAGCTGTGCCATTTCGTTGTTGATGTTTAGCTTATCCATTTTGTTTCTTCAGCGTGTAGAGTATTTTAGCACGATCCAAACAATCCTGCAAGCCAGGATCATTCCGATAACGAGCATCAAACAACATGTCAATAAAGTCAGGCAGATCATACAAGGCATCCGCTTGGATCATTTCTTGCATGTCCGGATGTTTGATGTACACAGTATCCGCACCATCTGTGTGATGCATGATATTGATAGTTGTAATGTTCTTAATGGTTGCGTTTGCCATCAAACACACAATTGAAAAGCAAATGCATTTCGCCATCATTGATCACGCGATGAAATGCACCGTCTGGAATTAGTACAACATCCCCGCCTACAACTGCAAACGGTTCTGAATTCTCGTCGCCTACAATCATCTGGCCCGATCCTTGTACAAAGAAGTACACTTCCTCTTGGCCAGGATGTCTATGTCCTCTGGTGCTTTGTCCACGATACAATTTTGTTGAACTCAACACCAGGTTGTTTAGAGTTCGGTTGTCTTTGAGTTGATAGGTTTCGTTGTCTTTGACGATTTCACCGCCGATGTTATGTGTATTGAGTTTCATTTTACCATACCTTTCCATAGTCTACTACTTCACACTGCCTTGAAATTTCTTTAACAAAGTATGCACACACAGGATTGTCCCCAGTAGTTAGCGGAATAGCCAGCAGTTGGCCTGGACGCAGTTTAGGAAAATACCATTTGGTGTCGTGATAGATGTCTACAATGTCTACTGGAAAAAATTCTGGCCTAAAACTTTTCAACGGATTGAATGTAAACACATTGAATCCACGATCGTTAATACTTGTTAATGGAACAACTTCTAGGTCTC